CTCTGATCACGGCGAGGCAGAAATGTTTCTACCAAGATTAAGAGTTCCCGCGTCCAAAGTGACCTACGTCAAGTACGAGGCTGAAGTAGCCGGGGAAGATATCTACGGTCCATACAAACGGATCGACAGAACCACCCGGACTTCCAGTGGAATCTTAGCACGTATAACTCAGACTGAAGTAGACAAGTACCTGACCCTAGAAAGAGCCAAGTTTGCCAAAGAGGCCCCGTCAGTTGCCGAAAGGCTACTAGCTGACGCGCTACCCTCCTCAAGAAGCTTCGGATTTCTCCGGGAGTTCATTGAGTTGAAGGATCTTCCACGAACTATCATGTCATCGGTGCAAACCGTGCGTGAGGGAGTGCGAGGAAACTTTGACCCTTCATCCGCGTACCTTAACAAGGAATTCGGATGGGACTTAATAGCTAAGGCTGCAGTTGACCTGGTCGAACTGCCCGATAAGATTGCCAAGCGGGTTAACTACCTGCTTGACCGTCAAGGACAGCCGACTACGTTTAGGGCGAAACTCCGAGGTTCGGAGTACGTCGGTGGCGCTGGTCAATTCACCTTCAATCCACTGATTGACGAATCACTTGGTGTAGCGAGCACAGCGGGCTTCCGTAACTGGGAGTACCGCCTAGCTTTAAACTACAATGTGAAGTTCCCGAAACTGGAGCTACCCAAGCTCCGGGAGTACGTGACTAATCAACTGTGGGGTGCTAGGTTCAGAGTCGATGATTTCTACAATCTCGTGCCCTGGACTTGGCTCGTCGATTGGTTTGCTGGTTTAGGCGATTACTTAGAGGCGATTGCCTCCGTGAACGCTGACACCAGTATAGCCAACTACGGCTTCTTAACCTACGCTAGCCAGGGATGGCTGGCGGGGGTGGTAGAAGGTGTGTTTACTGGAACTAGATCCACACGGCATAACGGTGGGCCCATCATTACGACCAACACTAAAAGTTCGGTCAACCATGCTGGGTACCTAAGGTATAACTACCTTAACCGTGTTGATGTAACTAGTCTCTCTGACATCAAGAGGTCCTGGGTGTTTGACGATCTGTCACTCTTCCAGGCATCCATCCTCGCGGCCATTACGACCCGAGGAGGTCATTAACCTAGGACTCCCTAAAGGAGCCCCAGAAGTAGGAGTCTCTACATGCTACCCGATCCCTTTACCGTACCAGCTACGGCGCCGTGGCCCGCCCTCGTTATGAGGAACAAGGGTCCCAGCTCCGCTAAGCTGAATGGTATTCGACGTGTCGATGACACCGGTGCGTTCGAAAGCGTGATTACTCACGATTTCAACACTAAAACCGGCGAACGACATGTCCTTCGGCTCACCGAGTCGAAGGACGTCACGCTGCCTTCCGGCAGTGTCGTGAGGTCGAGTGCGTTCATCGCCATAACTTTCCAGGCCCCCGTTAACGGGTGGACGGAAGCTCAAAAGGTGGCCTTTTGGACCGGCCTTAAAGCCTTCGTCGATGACGCTGAGGTGACGTTCCCGATGATCCTCCGGGGCGAGTCGTGATGATGCAAGGGATGATTCTGGCGGCCCACGTGGCCTCCTTTGTCATCTTGCTCATCATTCTAATTCTCGCCCTGCAGAAGTAGTCGGGCAGGAGCAGCACGTGGAACGGATTCGTCAACCTTAACTCGAGGTAACGATGAAAAGTCCGCTTAAACTCCTAGCGGGCCTGCTGGCTGATGTCGGCAGGCTCGATCCACAATCGCAAGGGTTGGAGCGTGATTTCCTCACGCTCCAAGACAGATTTGAACACGAGGGCATTGGCTTCATAACCGTTGCCCTTGGACGCTACGCTGACCACTTTGATCGGTGGTTGGCACGGCGCACCGTGTCTCCTATTGAAGGGTTCAAACGTAAACCCAACAGTCCTCTCCCGGCATTTCTGTCGGGTTTGGTGAGACTTGTGTTCGATGAAGTTACCGGAAGTCTTCGCGCAGACTATGACCTTGGTGCCGTTAAAAGCATCAGGCAAATCTTGCGCTTCTTTAAAAAGGCCTTAATCGCAGAAAATGCGGATCAACTCCACACTCAGGAGACCAAAGCCTTCTATGAGAAAGAAGACAGGGATACAGAGATCGATAGTACTATGTCTCTGCGTCTTAGGCGTGCTAGCCATTACGTACTCTGTGGCCTGGACGATAATCTTGACCAGGTTTACGAGCGTGGCCGGCACGGCCCCGGTGCAGTTGCTGAGAGAGTGGTGGGAAACCAAAAGTGGACCACCTTTGTTGATCAGATCGAAGAATACGATCTGTTCCCTGAAAGCGGGTACGACCTTAATCTGGTCGAAACCGACAAAGGGATGTTCTCAGCAGCTAAATCCCTCCCCAAGACCGAATCGAGGTTCGTGACTGTTCCAAAGAGTGTAACAGCTCGGAGAGGCATCACGGTAGAGCCCCTGCTAATGCAGTTTTATCAGCAGGGCTTGAATGCTGTGTTAAGGGAGCAGATTTCTTTTTGTCCGCTCCTTTCGCAGTCACTCGATTTGACCGACCAAAGCCTCAATCAACAGTTGGCTATGGAAGGCTCTCGTACCGGTTACTGGGCTACTCTTGACCTATCCTCAGCGAGCGATCTCCTCCTAAATAAGGTGGTTGAACACGCTTTCTGGGCACATCCCAAGTTTTACGGGATGGTCCAAAAGACTAGGTCTCTTCTGAGGGGCAAAACCCCGATGAAGAAGTACGCCGGTATGGGTAACGCTACAACGTTTCCAGTTCAGTCCGTGGTCTTCGCGTTAATCTGCGG